AACCTTTTTGTAAAGTTTCGGATTCTTTACGTCAAGATAAAAATCGCCGTTTGCTGCACCACGAAGGGTTTGAATGTCTTTCTTGAATTTTGAAGTGAGTGCCATCGTTTTGATTGATTACCCAGTTATTATAGGGGTTTGACAGAGAACTGTCAAGTGCTGGTTGTCGGGATCGAACCGACCTATCTTGTCTTATGAGGACAGTGCTTTCACCAGAGAGCTAAACCAGCATTAATGAGTCACTTTATATTGAGTGCTCTATAGGTTGGAGTAAGAGAATGGCAGTTTGGACATAGTACTCGTAGGTTTTCCCTTTTAGAATTTTTTCGGTTTCCATCTATATGATCTATTTCTAAAGGAACATTTCCGGTATGTGGATTAACTTGAGACCATCCACATTGAGTACATTTATGATTGGATTCATCTAACAAATATCTCCTGATATATCCAGAGACATAATTACCTCTAATTCTGCCTTCAATTTTTCCTTCAAGCCATTCCCTAATGTAAATTTTTTGTTCTTCATTTCTTTGGCATTTAGTAGAACAATATTTGCCAGTTTTTTGTGATGGAGAATATTTAAATTTTTTTGAGCAGAAAGTACATGTACCAATCATAATAGAATAATAGTTAGTTCTTCAGTTATTTATACAACAGAACTAACCAATAGGACTGTCGGGAATTGAACCCGATTCAGCCGCTTATAAGGCGACGGCCTTAACCAATAGGCGACAGAAGCAAATGAATTATTGAGCTTCGTTGTTGTTCTCAGTGTATATCTTATACAATGGATCGTTCACTGACATTATGACACTGGACTTTCCATCTTCATTTACTATCCCAAACGTTTCTCCTTCTTCCACACGTGTTATCAACTCGTCCCATCTTTCTTGAAATTCTTGCACCGTGAAGATTTCCATAATTGATAATATTTAGTGGGGGATTGTTTACCCAATCGGGTATGCAGGATTCGAACCTGCGACTTCTGCTTCCCAAAAGCAGCGCTCTACCAAGCTGAGCTAATACCCGTGGCGGAAGAGGTGGGATTCGAACCCACGGATGCTTTCACATCGCTAGTTTTCAAGACTAGAGCCTTCAACCACTCGACCACTCTTCCGTGTTTTACCTATGTATTGTAGGTTCACCTGACTTCAAAGTCAAGTTTTTATTTGTGAAGAAAACTGACTGGACATTTTGATGTTTTATTTTTTGAAAACAATTTTCCAACCCAGCTTCTATTTTCTTTACCATCTACAAAAGAAACTAATTTTTGATTGATTATATCTTCATTTGTTTCTTTATGAAGTGTAATATCAGAATTCAAATCTTCAGAATAAAATGTAAATCTAAAAAGAGGATCTCCTTTTTTAATTTTGATTGGTTTAGTTTCATCAACAAAAGTGATAGCAAAAGACATATTTCTACTCCAATTAGATATATTGAACCATCCTGGAACGGCAATAAAATTATTGGAATAAGAAGTCATTGGATGATCATTAAATTCAAACCAAACATTATCTTGTTCACACCAAAATAAAAACATTGGGAATTTCAATTGTATAGTTGGTTTGGGTGATTCCAACTCACTCTGCGTCAAAACTACCAAACTTGAGTCAGTTGATTTGAAATCTTTTTCTTTCCTATCAATTTCACAATAAAAATCTATAGGAGAAAGACTTACAAAAGTTCTATTGTTTCTGTGATTAAAAACAGGACATTGAGTAAATGCATATCCATTGTCAATTAAATCTGATTGTCTATAAAGGCAATCATCATAATAAGTTAGATTGGCATAATGAATATGTATCATCAATTCTCTATCTATCGAACTTCAAAGTCCAATCTTCTGACCTTACGTTTTCTTCTCTCTTCCTGAAAGGAAAGATCAGATTGTGATAGGAAACTCTTAGGTATCGTTTCCTTGTTTGATTCTACCATAACAACCTTTGAAAGGTCAACAGCAGTCACTTTGTTCTCAATCACAGTCATCATGTTAGGACAACCACAACAATGTGTGTGATGGTCACTACGGATTTCCTTATTACATTGTTTGCATCTTACGGTAATCATTGTTCATGTTTGTGATTGAGACATGCTCGAAGAGGGATTCGAACCCCCGACATCCTCCGTGTAAAGGAGACGCTACTACCGCTGAGCTATTCGAGCAGGCTGGCGTGGCAAGACTCGAACTTGCAACCAGAGAGTTAACAGCTCCCTGCTCTGCCATTGAGCTACACGCCATTGTGAGACTATTTAAGTATCATCCTCAACGACCTTAAGACCAGACTTGATTGCAGTCAACCAAGTGTTGATATTCTCAATAAGAGTATCCTTATCTGGGTTTTCGAAATTCATACGAATATCCTTTACAGTGTTATGACTCTCATCGCGGAGAGAATAACCCAGATCATAAGAAGAATTCATGGAGATTTCAAATAGTGTTGAAGTTGAGACTTAAGTCTCAAGCGGAATAGGGGATTCGAACCCCTGACGTTCAGCTTGGAAGGCTGACATTCTACCACTGAATTAATTCCGCGAGGTGGAGAATAGGAGACTCGAACTCCTGACAGCCTGCTTGCAAAGCAGGTGCTCTACCAACTGAGCTAATTCCCCTGGAGCCACTTACCCGACTTGAACGGGTGACCTGAGCTTTACAAAAACCCTGCTCTATCCAGCTGAGCTAAAGTGGCAACTTGAATACAATAAGTATTCAACGACTCAGGAGGGACTTGAACCCCCGACCAACTGCTTAGAAGGCAGATGCTCTATCCAACTGAGCTACTGAGTCTTGCGGTTTCCTTATTATAGAGGGGAAACCTACCTCTGTCAATCTCTAAACTGATTCATTCCAGTTCCAGAGTTCCAACCCTCTTGGAAGTTTTCAGAACCACCTTGAGGAAGTGGGTCAAGAGTAAGTGTAGTGTTAATACCATTGGTTGCCTTTTCATACATTACTTGATGAATGTTTTGTGGCTCCTTACTGGTGTTGTTCTCCCTCTCGACCCTTTCATTATGATAAATCTCTGCTTGTTTGTCAAGGGCTTTTTGGGAAAGGACTGGTTTATCAAACCATGCATCAGTGGGAGTAATGACTGGTGCAGGAATGGTCTTATGTGTTTTGTTGAGTTTTTCGGTAACCTTTTGAATAATCTTTTCACTCTTAGGTATAAAAAACTTATATGTCCTTTTTAATACGGTTTTAATTTTTTTAATCATTCAAAAACCATCCTTTTAGTATAATCATAAGCATATTGTTCACGGTATCCTTTGATACCCCAACCCAACCAATAATAAGCACCTACCATGTATTGATGAACAGTCTGACCTCTTCCTTCAAACTCAGGGAGAATTTTCTGAAACTGATTCTCGTTTATCATATAACGAACCTGACAATCCAGTGAACTTGGATCACATTTATATTGAGCAGCGAAGTTACCAAGACCTTTGTATCTTGCAGTTGTAGTCCACTGAATCAAACCATAACCACCACTTAGACATTGGTGATAAGGAACAATTGCACCACCTTCACAAACATTAGGACGGAATCCAGATTCAGATTTGATGTTACCCATGATTGTAGCAAGGGCATTACGATCAGAGATATTGGTTCTTTCTTGTAACTGTTGAAGAACATACTGTTCATTCTTGTTACAACCAGGACACTTCCATTCCTTTTCTACTACCTCAATTGGAATTGCTTTCTCTACATTGACTGTTACATCAACCTCGGGAGGATTATCAATTTCATTGATACTTGGATAAGCACAAGCAGCTGGGACAGAAGTTGTCAATAAAGCAATAAACAGTTTTTTTAACATCAATTCAGTTTAATTCTACATCCACCTCACAGTTTTCTGTGGGTGACTCAAAATAGTCCTTTCGGTAATAACGTCCAAGAATGTTGCTATTGTAGTAGGCAGGGATACCTTCTGTCAAACTTTCTGTTAGGACGTTATTTAAGAAGAGTTGACGAGTCTCCTCAAAATTAACCTTTCCCTTAGTACTATGTAGAGACAATATCTCTCGTGAGAATTTTTGTTTACCAAAATGGTTCACATCCTCTTTAAGTTCAGGACATGAACCATAGTATTTTTTCCAGTCAGATTCTGACTTTACTTTTCTACTTTTTCCTTTTGGTTTTCTAAACGACCAAAAATACTTTCTACCAAGGTATTTTCGTTTGTTGACGAGA